CCCCACCCTCTCCTTCCTCTCCGGCGCTGAGAAGCGCCCGACCGTTGGCTCCCTTGTCGAGGCTCCGGTCATCGGCTGCGCTGGGACCTTCCGGGTCATCAGGAACCCTCTCCGCCACAAGGGCATCGAGACTCGCGAGGGTCACGTCTGGCTCCGCGAGACGGGGCTGCACATCTGCAAGGGCTACGAGCCCTTCGTGATCGAGTGGCCGATCGACGACATCCACGTCATCGAGCAAGCCTGATCGCCTCCGGGCGCAGCAGCGGAGGTCGCCGGCTCACCCGATCCGGCGGCCTCCCTTCAGTTTGGTCGGGCGCAGCCGCCCGTTCCGCACCGGCTGCCCACTGTGAGGCGTGAGCACCGGCGGACCCTCCTGCCGGATGATGCTGTCCCGAGCCGGCAGGCGCATCGCCAGGATGTCGGCGTCGAACGTGTCAGGGCTGTGCCCGTGACGCTTCACGACCTTCTCCTTCGGCTCCAGCTTCAGCACCGGCCCCTTGCTGTCCCAGGACCGCTCGTACAGCGTCCAGGTCGCTTCGGACCAGCTGCGGGTGAACTGTCGCGGGATCACGAAGACGCCCTCCTGAAGGCCACGGCGGGCGACCCAGTGCATCTCCGTGCGCTGGTTTACGCATCGCTGAGTCCCGACGAGGTCGCGCCACTGGCCGCTCGCGCCTCGGGCGAAGTTCACTCGGTCGACGAGGCAGCCTCGGCTCGCGAGGATGTCGCACACGCCGACGAGCCCTGAGTCGTCAATGCTGATGCGGTCGCCTGGGATCGGGCTGCCGTCCCAGGTCGAGTTGCCAGGGCCGGTGCCCTCGACCTCAGATCCCCACTTCTCCGCCAGCGCGAGGATCGTCGTCGCGATGGTGATCTGGCCCTCGCGGTCATCCATACTCGGAGCGAATCGGTGCTCCTGGCGCTTCTCGCCGTCGACGAACAGCGAGGCCACGCACATATCTGGGTTCCCCGTGCCGATGTCCACGCCCATCCTCGGGCCGATGGGCCGGAGGTTCTGACGTTTCGTCCCGAGGGCCGCCTCCAGGGCTGTCCTGGGCACCACGTTCCAATCGGTGCTGCCGCTCGGGAAGGTGCCTCCCCAGTCCGCCAGCAGGATCGGGTCGTCCTCGTCGTACTGCCTCAGGGCGGCCTCGATGTCGGTGGACTGCACGAGGTACTGCGGCACCGGATGGTAGACCGAGTCGTACACGACACCTGAGGGTGCCGGGAACTTGTCCGGGTCTAAGCTGCTGACTCGGATCCGGTGCCAGTGGCTGCCGTCGCGGAACGCTCGGACGTACTCGTGATCCTCGTCGGCACCGAGGGTCGGGTTGCCTGTCATCACAAAGTAGACGTTCGGCTTCGTCAGCATCCCGTCGAGGACGCGGAACGCTTCGGTGCTGACGCCGGCGGCCTCGTCCACCACGACGAGTAGCCTCGTGCTGTCGTCGTCGCCCTGCTCCGCCAGCCACGCGAGGTCCTCCTCGGACATCGTATCGGCGTCGGGGTCGCCGGGCACTGCCGGGCTCGCGTGGAAGCCACGCATCGCGTCTGGGTCGCGGCTCGGCAGGGCAAGGCACCAGTGCCGCTCGTCGATGCGGATCTCGCTGGCGTTGTTCACCTCCAGCGGCAGCTCTGTCGTCGCGTTTGCGATGGCCGCCCTGGCCTCCCCGAGCACGCCCTTCTGCGCCTGCCGCATCGTCGGGCTGATGACGAGCACGCGGCTTGGCTCTTGGAAGAGGAAGGCGGCTACGAGATGCCCGAGAGCGTGCGTCTTGCCGGTGGATCGGCTAGAGGTCACGGCCACCCGCCGGCGGCGGTACACCGCGCGGATCAGGTCCCGCTGGAACCTCCACATCTGGAGGCCGCCTGTCCTCGGGTGCCGCAGGCCCAGCCTTTCACGCACGAAGCGCAGGCACCCGTCTCCAGGCTCATCGTCTTCAAGATCGCGATACTGTACACAGAAAGGGCCTGCCGTCGCGGCAGGGTCAGGTGTGGAGCTGCTAGTCCCGAGCCTCCTCCTGAGCTTCTCCACTGCCGCTGGTGAGACCCAGGGCTCCTCCGCAGACCTCATGGTCCGTGCGCTCCAGAATCCGTCTCGCTGCATCTCTGTCCACCTCCGTCTCAATGATGTCCGCCATGCGGAACATGAGTGCCATGAACTCCTCAGGGCTGATCGCCCGAGCCGCGTGCATGGCCGTCTGCCAGTATCGGATCTGGCTCTTGTTGAGCTTGTCCGCTGCCTCGTGCATCCCGAGCAGCGCCCGGCTCTCCTCCACGCCTCGCTCGACGTAGCCGGTCAGCCGGCGAAGGATCGAGAGACCCTCCGCTGGGTCCTCCTTCATCTTCTCAAGGCCCTCGCGGAGCTGAGTCTTGACGCCCTGCCGGAACTCCGGGCTGTCGGCCTGCTCCACAAGATCCGCGAGCCGAGCCATCGTGGCCTCCTGCACCGCCATGCTGCGCCTTGGGTCAAGCAGCTTCGGGTCGTTCACTCGGTCGCTGAAGTCGTCGTCGAGCTTCTGGAGCGCCTTGGAGTAACGCCCAGTCTTGAAGTTCGGGGCCTGGAGCCCGCTGAGGCTCTTGCCACCGTGGTTGCGGCAGCGCCCGTTGGGCATGGCCTTGGCGTGGCAGATTCCGCCTGCGCGGTTCTTCGCTCCACAGATCCCGCCGGTGGGCGAGGACTCATCCTCTCCTCGCTTGTTCATAGGGCTCTGGGCCGGATGGCCGAAGCTCGGCCCAGGTCGCCATCCTTTACGAACTGGCGCACGGCCTCAGCGCCTTCCTCGGTGTGACACACTACCGTAGTGGCAAAACACTGCGCGGTCGAACCTGACAGCTCAGATTCGCCCTTGCCGCTGGTCTGCACGGTGCCCTCTGGGTCCTCACCATCGCCCTCCAGTGCCCTCCTGATGCCTTCCAGGTCCGCCTCGTCAAACCCCGTCGCCTCCAGCATCTCGGCTTCCTGAGCGGCGTCCAGGGCTCGAAGGAGCTGCGCGTCGTTCCAGTACGCCAGCTCTGCCGTGCGGTTGTCTGCCACAGCAAACGCTCGTGCCTGAGCCGGGGACAGGTCCGCGACTTGGCACTCCAGGGCCTCCCATCCGAGCATCTTGGCAGCGTCGAGGGTCCCGTTGCCAGCGATGACGACTCCGCCCTCGGTGACGACGATGGGCTTCTGCTGACCGAAGGCATCGAGGCTCCGAGCGATGGCTTCGACGGCACGAGGCCCTCTGGCGCGAGCGTTGTCGGGGTCGTGGGTCAGGCGATGAACCGAGATGCGAGCAAGACGCATCTGGCTGGGCTGGCTTGCTTCGCTGCTCATTGTTGGAGGACCGCCTTCTCTCCGGTGAGGTTCTCCCAGCGGCGAACGATCACATCGCAGTACGCAGGGCTCAGCTCCATGCCGTAGCAGGAACGGCCAAGCTGTTCGGCGGCGATCAAGGTCGTGCCTGATCCGAGGAAGAGGTCAAGGACAGAGCCTTCTGGGCCGGATCCGTGCTCGATGGCGTTAGCCACCAGCGCAACGGGCTTCATTGTTGGGTGCAGGTCGTTTTTGTTTGTTCGATCGAACTCCCAAACATCATCTTCTGAATACGGAGTGCCGAAGAAGTCACCAGAGAAGTTGCCATAAACGATGGGTTCATATCGGCGGCGATATGCTCCACCACCCATAGGCGACTGGTTTTTGACCCAAATGACAATCGACTTGTACCCGATTGAATCAGAGACAGGAGTTAGCAGTTCGTGCAAATTGCCGCTACTGAAAGAGATGTAGTATGCCCCAGAGCAGTGCTGCCGGATGGCTGAGGCGATGGATTGAATGAATGCTCGAAACTCCTCTGGTGTCTTTTTGTCGTTTTGCATGGCTGCGTGCAGGCCGTTGGCTCCAACGTGAGGGATAAGCTCCCCATCTTTGGTTGTGTTGCTCATCGTTCCCTGGAACGCAATGTTGTACGGCGGGTCCGTAAACACCATGTCGGCCTTGCCAGCATTCATCAAGCGACTCACGTCGGCCTCATTCGTTGAGTCCCCGCAGAGCAGCCGATGTCTTCCCAAGATCCAGAGGTCGCCCACCTTTGCGACAGGCTCCTCTACCGCGTTCGGTATATCGTCCTGGACCACTTCGCCGGTCTTCTGACCGCCCGCCGCCTTCTGAACCTCTGCCAACTCCTCCGCTGTGAAGCCGGTGTCCTCTAGGGGGACATCAGCCTCTTCCAAGGCCCGAAGCGTTGCCACCAGCACCTCGTCATCCCACTCGGCCAGCTCAGCGGTTCGGTTGTCCGCAATAGCAAAGGCCGTCATCTCGTCGTCGCTGAGGTCGGACTCAACGACGGCCACTTCGGTCCAGCCGAGATTCTTCGCCGCCTCAAGCGTGCCGTTTCCTGCTCGGACCACACCTGAAGAGTCCACCACGATCGGCTTTTGCTGCCCAAACCTTCGCAGGCTGGCAGCGATGGCTTCGAGGTTGCGCGGCGAGTGCTTCCGAGCGTTGCTCGGGTCTGAGCGAAGCTCTCCTACTGATTTCTTCGTCGTCTTCATGCCAACACGGCCTTCTCTCCGGTGAGGTTCTCCCAGCGGCGGACGATCACATCGCAGTAGGCCGGGCTCAACTCCATGCCGTAGCAAGAGCGGCCCAGCTGTTCAGCGGCGATCAAGGTCGTGCCGGAGCCAAGGAACGGGTCATACACATCGCCTGAATGGTTCCGCATCAGGTTGCTCATGCAAGCCAGGGCCTTCTGCGTCGGGTGAGGCGTGCGCTCCTCTTTGGAGCCAGACATGATGTGGTTCGGAGGAGCCGCGTCGATCACAGTGGTCTGCTTGCGATCTCCGATCCAGTCGTGGGTCGCGCCCTTGCGGACACAATACCAGCACGGCTCATGCTTGAAGTGGTAACTGCTACGGCCAAGGATCAGCACGCTCTTGTTCCAGATGATCTGTTGGGTTGGGATCAAGTCTACCGCTCGTAGGCTGTCCATAACCACGTCGGTGAACGCAGATGCGTGCCAGACGTAGGCGATGTCACCTTTGAACAGGCCCCAGACGCCTCTCCAATCCGCGACATCGTCTGACTGAATAATGTCGCTGTTTGCCTTTCCAAGCGCCTTGTCGCCTAGTGCCTTGTCTCTCCAGGCTGGCCTGTAGTTCACGCCATACGGCGGATCGGTGACCATCATGTTTGGATTGTCGCCGTTCATGAGTCTCTCGACATCATCTGCCTTTGTCGAGTCTCCGCACAGAAGGCGGTGCTTACCAAGTAACCAGAGGTCGCCCACCTTCGTGATCGGCTCGTCCGGCGTCTCCGGCACCTCGTCCTCGACGACGTCGCCTGCCGATGCCACGCCTGCCGCTTTCTTGACCTCCGCAAGTTCCTCTGCCGTGAAGCCAGTGTCTTCCATCGGAACCTCAGCCTCCTCCAGTGCTTGGAGAGTTGCTGCGAGGACCTCTGCGTCCCACTCGGCCAGCTCCGCGCTGCGGTTGTCCGCAATGGCAAAGGCGGTCATCTCGTCTCCTGAGAGGTCAGAGACGACCACGCTCAGCTCCTCCCACCCAAGGGACCGCGCAGCTTCGAGCGTGCCGTTCCCGGCTCGCACAACACCGGCAGAGTCCACGACGATGGGCTTCTGCTGCCCAAAGCGTTGCAGGCTGCGCCTGATGGCGTCGAGGTTTGCTTCTGAGTGGGTCCGCGCGTTGGCCGGGTCACAGGATAGGCTTGCCACATCCCGTCTTTCGACTCTGAGGCTGGTCGTGTTCATGCAAGGAGTCTAGCAACTGCTCGGCGGCGTAAGGCTGGCAAGCCGAGCCGTCGCAGCAATAAGCGCAGCATCCGCGAGCCCCCACCGAGCTTTCACCTGGAGGTCTGCCGTTAGCTCAGGCCACCGCTCGCCAGCGACGAGTGCGGCGCTCGCCTTGATCTGCTCGCGGCTGCCCTTGCGGTGCCCTCGGAGGAACGTGCGCTGCCAGTCCTTCGGGCTGATCTCGACCGTAGCGGCACCGATGGCTTCCGCGAAGTCAAAGCAGACCTGGAGGCTGCGCCCGAAGCTGAAGGCCGAGACCACTCCGTCGCTCGGAGCGGAGGAGACGCGCTCAATGGCGACGGTCACGGTCTCGTGCGGTGTCGCGGCGTCTCGGTATCTGATGCCCTCCTGGGTTGCCTCTAGCCAACGGAGGAGCAGGGCGAGGCTGGGTCGGGAGCGTTTCGTGCCCTTGCCCACCACCGGCATGAGGCTGTGCCCGACGAGCCGGCCACCCCTGTCGAGG